GCGGGGCGGCTTCGGCGGCGGACGGCGGTAAGGTCCGTTCTGAAAAATTTTCCAGAATAGCGGCTTTGCTTGCGGACATACTAATTCCGAACCTTATGAAGGAGGAATATTTCGTATGAGTTTCGCAAACGAAAAAGCCAACCACGCCATCGAATGCCACGTGACCCAGTGCAACAACCACTGCGGCTGCGCCGACTACTGCTCGCTCGACAAGGTCTGCATCGGTACGCATGAATGAATCCCATCTAAATATAGGTTCTATAGCAAGCGGAAATCCCTCCTGGTGACAGGAGGGATTTCTTTATTTTGCGATATACTCATAATACGCCATGAGCTTCTGTTCCGGCCCCGGTCCGTCTTTATCGAGCAGGAACGCCTTTGCCAGCGCAGCGTAGAACTCCGGGCGGTTGAGGCCGAACTCTACGGCGACGGGGTAGTAGTCCGAGTACATCATGTTCATGGTCACGCCCCACGCCCAGCGCGGGATCTCGTACCCCTGAATGCCCATACTCTCGGCCACAGCCGTTGTCTGCTCCATCGTCCAGTGCGGGCCGGTCGTGCCGTCGGCGTTGCGCATGGCTGCCGCCCACTGCATGGCGGTCGCGCGGTCAAACTCGACCGTCTCCGGCTCGTCGTGGTCCTCGAGCTTATCCAGCCGGCACAGCAGATCTGTGACTGCTGCGGCCTGCTCGACCGTACGCATGGACACCGGGCACTCCGCGATCTCCCGCAGCGCGGCGTGGAGTTTGTCTTTATACGCCTGCATGATAGCACCTCATGCGAGCTTGAGCAGCCCCGTGCAAAGCTCGATCACGGAGCCTGCGGCCGTGCTGTCGGTCGTCGCCACGAGCGTGAATGTATGATTGACGCAGCAGCAGCACCCGGACAGCTCCAGATCCGTCTCCGTGTGGATCTCCGCATTGCCGGATGCCGGCAGCGTGACGCGCTTGAGCGTGCAGGGCAGCGCGACGCCGTCCATGTACCACTGCAGGGTCAGGACGCCCGCTGCCGTCGCCGCGATGACCGCATCTGCGGCCAGATGATACAGGCCGATCTTGACCGTGTCGTAGCTCTGCGGCTCGACCTGGATGGACGAACCGGAATTGACGACCTTTGCCCCGGCCAGCGTCAGCACGTTTTCGCTGTCTGCCGCGAGCAGTTGGGGCGCGTTATTAAAATATCGGACGCAGGATTTTTGATACGCCCGATTTCCATTGCCGTTATTACAAGCCATTTTCATTACTCCTTCCGTTTGGGCTTATGTGAAGGGGCATTATGCCCCGGATAGCTATATCAGGATGGGTCCGCGTCAGCCGCCGCAGCCGCACGGATTGCAGGGCGGGTTCTGGTAGTACCTGCCCAGCTGGCCGAGGATGTACTGCGACTGCATATAGTCGTTGTTCGCGGCGCGGCTCTGTGCGAGTTCGTCGCGCAGGCGCTGGTTCTCCTGCTGCTGCAGGAGCGTCCGGGTCGCCTCGCCCTCGGCGTGGATGGCCGTCTTGATCTCGCACGCGTTGATGCTGGAGTTGTAGTTGACGCCGTCGATCGCGCGGAGAATGTCGCAGCAGCACTTCTGCTGCACAGAGATGCCGCTCTCCGTGACGGACTGCAAATCGCGCAGCTCGCCGAGGATGTTGTAGGCGTTGTCCTTGACGGCGCTGGTGACGTCGTATGCGCTCTGGCGCGTTGCCGCGACACCCTCGTTGTTCTGGCGCTCGAGGGCTGCAAAGTCCGTCGCGCGCTGCACGTCGGCCTGGGTCGCCGGGGAGCTCTCGCCGCTGCCGCCGAAGCCTCTGCCCGCGAAGAGCAGGAAGAACAGCGCGATCAGGATGACAATGCCCCATCCGCCGAAGCCATAATCCTTATCCATGGTTTTCCCTCCTTTCTGGGTGGAATGAAATTTGATAGGCGCTTTCGCGCGGTATCACTTGCCGATCTGGCCGACGAGCTCGCCGACCGTCTTGTTTTTGTTTGCCTCGAACCACGCCTCAAAGCCTGGCTGCGAGGCCAGGAAGCTAAGCACCATCTGCGGGCTCTGCCCCTGCAGCGTCGTCTTCGCTGTCTGCAGCAGACCGTTCAGCAGCTTGTTTCCCCCGCCGTTTCCGCCCATCAGGGCCATAATCGGATTTTGCATTGAGCTTTCCCTCCAGTTCTTCGATTTTCCCGGCCATGCTCTGCAGGCCGGCCGTGATCTGTTTCAGCTGCTCCTGCAGCTGGTTTGCCGCCTTTTCCTCTTCTGTCGGCTCCGGGAAGATCCGGAACCGCGCGATGGTCTTGGCCGCCATGCTGTCCGTGCGGATGTAGTACAGCAGGTTCTCGGTCTCGTGCAGCGCGAGCGCGTTGTCGTTCGGCTGCATCTGCAGGTTGTTGATGCTGGCCTCGCTGGCCACGGTCAGCACGCCGAGCTTCGGCGGCTGCGGCGGCAGCTGCGGGCCCTGCGGCCGCGGCATGGGCTGCAGCTGGATCTGCTGCGCGCCGTCCATCTCCCAGCGGCCCGTGTACGGGTTGTACGCCATGCGGTATCGCCCCTTTCTGCTACCATTCTAGCGTTTCCCCGTCCCCGCTGGGGGACATTTGTGTACCATTTGTGGGACATGTGGGCATAGAAAAAGCGCCATGAGCCGTTGCTCATGGCGCTTTCTCTTTGTCCGTTTTCCCTACCAGACGGCGGGCGGTGTTGTAGATGTGCGGCAGGCGGCGGGAGATGGTTTTGCGGTCGACGCCGATCTCACTGGCCGCGTCCATCTGCGGGAGCCTGCCCACGATATAAAGCTTCACGATCTGCTGATCGATCTGATCCAGTATGCCCTCGTCAGTGACGCGCTCCCAGTCGCTGCGCGTGAGGTGTTCCAGCTCCTTCGGCAGAGCCAACCGCGCAGTTATGCTTTCGTCACTCCCTTCGGCCCGCCGCCGGGCAGGGCTTACTTTTCCTTGTGCTTCAGCACAGCGATATTGCCCTTGTTGCTGACTTCGAGATCCAGCGCAGCGGCGATATCGCGGACCTTGACGTAGTTCGTGCCGTCTTTCAGGATGCGTTCAACGGCGACTTCTTTACCGTCCACGATGATCTTGCTCTTTTCGACCACTTCTTTTTCCCCCTCTCCGTTCTTTCCATCTTCGAGTGCCATGACCGTATGGCCCTCGCTTACCAGCACGTCCCCGCGCAGGAGATTGGCGTCCGTCGTCAGGTACTTGCTGCCGGTCAGCAGCTCGAAGTCTCCCGTTGCTGGCCAATCGTGCAGCATGCAGTAGGTGGTGCAGCTGTTGCCCTGCCGACGGTAGAGCGCTTCGACCGACGCGCAGCCTGCAACCACGGCGCAGAGCGTCATGAGGCCGGAGCAGTCCGTCTCCACGGGCTTTGTGATCTTGCTCACGTCCCATCCGGCGGCTCTGGCGGCCTCATACGCCGTGTTCCGGTCGCTCATGTCGTAACCGATATTCCGGTTTTTAATCGCTGCCTCGCACGTCTGCGCGGCCCGCTCGGCCTTTTTGCGGCTCTTGTAGCGCAGGACGCCGATCCAACGTCCGTTGTACCAGTTGGAGATATTCAGCTCCCGCCCGTTCTGGTTGCCGGGCTGCTGATTTCGGCCGCCCGTCTCGCCGAGGCTGGCCTGTCCGATCTTGATGCTCATGCCCGCTCACTCCCGTACAGCTCGTGGTGCAGCTGCAGCACGGCGGCCTCGATCAGCTTGTCGATCGTTTCCACATCAAATTGAATGCCCTTCTCGGCGAGGAAGTTCACAACATACGCCTTTTTCGCCGCGCCGTCCGTCGCGGTGTACAGCTGCTCCGCCGCCTTTACGCCGATCTCAACGTAAGTGCGGAGCGTTTGCAGCTTATCCGCGTCGATCTTCGTCTTGATCCACGGGATCAGGAATGCCGAAACAAGCGCGCTGATGAGCGCGATCACTGCCGAGATGATTTGCGTGTAGTCCATAAGTAATTACTCCTTTCGCTATTCGACTGTTTCATTTTTCTTTGCAAAAACCCGCTTGAAGGCAAGCAGGCCAAGCTCTGTGATGGTTGCCCAGCCGGTAAAGCCGAGCACGTCGGACAGGTCGACCGACGCGCCGAGCTCCGGGCTGCGGATGACTGCAATTAGGACGGCGACGGATTTCAGAGCGCAGGCCCAGACAATTACCGTCGTGATGAGCTGGAGCAGATATACAACAATGGTTCGCGCCATTTCGCCCTTGCTCCACTTGCCTTTTACCCGCATATCTGCCTCCTAATTTATTGCGCACTGCTATGTTCGCACTGCGCCTCCAGCTGGTGCAAAAACTTTTTTACATCGCCGTTGCCGCCCAGCTTGACGTATTTCTGCCCGGCGATCAGGCGCTCGGCCATTGGCATCTCTTCTGACATGATGGTCAGCCGGAGGATCGCCAGATACTGCTCGTCCTGATGCTCCTGCATTTTCCCGAGCTTTTTGTCGATCTCTGCAAGGTGCGCCTCCTGCGTCGTGGCCTTGCCGCGCTTTTTCTGTATCGCGCTGACGACGGCATTGACGACCGCCGTCAGCGCGGACGAGCCGAGCACGGCGCAGACAAGGGTGACGATGATAGTCTTGGTGTCCATGGCTATGTACCTTCTTCCGTGATCTTCTTCCACCCGTCCGGGTTAACGGATGGGTTCCAGACGTTGGCGGCGAGCAGGGATTCGTAGAGCTCGTCCTGCCACCAGCCTTTTTCGCCTTTGGAGAAGGCAAGGCCGGCGGTGATGGTCTCGGGGATGAGGCGGAAGCCCTGCTTGTAGGCGATGTCTTCCCAGAGGGCCGGGGCGGCGTCCGGGGTGTTCTGGGCCGTGTCCCAGAGGTCGGAGGCGGCGCGCTTGATGGTGCCGCCCCAGTTGATGCGCATGCCGGCTTTGACGAGGCTGCCGGAGCCGGTCAGGCGGGTGAAAAGCTCCGGCGCGAGACTCGCGTCGGCGTCAGTGAGACTGGCGGCGCTTTTGACGATATAGGGGCGCAGCGCCCGCGCCCGCTCGGTGTAGGTGCTCATGTTATTCCGCCTCCCCGAGCAAGATCTTCGCGGCGGTCTCTGCATCCGTCAGCGGCAATGCTGCACCCATTTCCTCGTAGTTGCCTTCTGGTTCAGTGCCTTTCAGCGTATGGTCTGCGAGATGAAAAACCATATCAGAAAGCACCTGATGTTCAATTCCTTCTTCATCCGTAATAGTCACAGCCATCTTCGCACAAAAGCCATCAGCTTCTGCTTCCTTGCACGGTACATAGCAACCGTTACTGTGCAGTCGAATGAGCACAATACTGTCCGCATACCCGGCAAATGCGCCGTCCTGTTTTACTGCATACATGGCGTCCCTCCAAATTTCTCTTGATAGATTTTCTCAAATCGCTCTGTGCTTGCGGTTCTCAACCGATTTTTCCAATACCCGTTTTCCTGCCCTGGCCATTTTTCATCCGTAAAATCTTCTCCGCATCCATGCTTTTCATACCAGCGGTACAGATCGTTCAGCATTTTCTGCCGCTCGGCACCTTCCTGCGTGTTCGGCCTAAAATGCGCCCATCCGTTTTCAGATGTCGCAGCGCATATCCGCCTGCCGTCCGGCGCGAACAGAAACCCTTCAATTTCCGATACCACAGTTCCGTACCGGAGATTAAATTCTCCATCTATTCCATTCCCGCGAAAGCGCTTATACACGATATACTCCATGCACTTTTTCCTCATACGCAAAAGCCGGGCGCGAGGCCGAGGGAATAGAATGTAGAGGAGCTTTCGACTTTCCCGTCGGTGTTCACAAGCGCGAAAACGTAGGAGTCGCGCGCAACCGGAGAACGGAGCCACCAATAAGCGGCGGTACTCGTGCCGTTGTGCTTGTACTTAATTCTGCTGTTCCCGGCGGAATAATAGGCGTACTGCGCTTGTTTGTTCCTCTCGTTCGAATTCGCTTGCGAAATGCTCCCGAAAACCTCGTACTCCGAGAGGATGAAAAAGTAATCCGTCGTCGCTGTGACATTGCTCGCCGTCGTACTTCCGCGGCCGGTATTGTCCGTGTACTTGGTAACGGACTTGAGGACGGCACGAAGCGCCGCCGGAATGACTGCAATCATCGTCCCGGAATAGCTCGAGAGGCTCGTCCCGCAAATGTTTGTGCGCATTTGCGAGTTTTTCCATCCGCCATCGTTGGTGCTGGTCGCGTTCATAACGAAATAACCCGCGCCCGGAGTCGGCCATTCATTATCCGGACCATATTTATTATCGCAGAAACACACGTCCGTACCGCCGGAGCGTGCGGTCTTTGCAAGCTGAAAATGAATGCGGTTTGCGCCCTCGAAGCTCGCATTATGGTTAAAGCCGATAATGAAAGCGTAGGTCGTGAAATTCGAGAGCGAGAGCTTTCCGACCGTGCCGTTAAGCGTGACCGCCTTTCGGTCGCCGATGCTCCAATAGTTCGCGCCCTGTCCCGCGTCGGAAACGGACTTGATAACGCTCCACTCGTTATTGTTGAGCGTAGAGCTCGCGAAAGAGAGTGTCAGCGAGTAGGATGTCGTGGAGGACACGACATTGACCGAGCCGCTCGTCGTCTGCCCGTTCTTTGTTGCCGTGACCGTGTACGCCCCTGTCTCCGTGACAGTGAAAACCGCCGTCCCGTTGCTCGTCTTTGTGGCGATTGTCACCGAGCCCTTTTTCAGCGTGACGGTCGCGCCGGATTCCACGTTGACGGTGATCGTCGCGGAAAAGAACGTCAGCGCCACCGCGTAGCTGCCCGTGATGGATACCGTTTTTGTGTCGGACGTTTGCCCGCCCAGCGTGGCAGATACGTTCCATGTGCCGGGTTCCGGCACGGTAAGCGTGCAAACGCCGGTGCTGTCGGCGGTTCCGCTGATCGTTTTTGAGCCGTGTGTCGCTGTGACCGTCGCACCAGCAGATACCGTTACGACCAGCTGCGGCGTGATTCCGGTTGGAATCGTGCCGACTGCTGTTGCAAGTCCGCCGATGGTCTGTGCCGCAGGGGTTGTGCCACCTTTGGATTCCACTGCGTCATACGCCGATCCGACTGCCGTGATAATGCGGTCGATCTCGCTTTGGATACTCATGGCGGCCTCCTCAGATCGCGGCGAGGGCGGTCTCGATGGCGTCGGTCAGGCTGACCGTGCCGCCGGAGGTGTAGCCCGCCGGGATGGAGGCGCTTGTCTGCGTCAGGCCGTCGATGGTCTTTGCGATCGCGCCGTTGTTGGCCATGGTGCCCTCGACCTTGCTGCCGTCGGCCAGCACGATAAACTTGCCGTCCAGCACGTCAGCAGCTCCGGCGGTCACACCGGAAACGTCCTTGTACTTGGCGGGGATCGCGCCGACCGTGACCTTGCCGAGGACTTTGCCCTTTGTTGGCGTGATGTCCTGCGCGGCCTCGGCAGGCGTGGCGGACTTGTTTTCCAGCACGACGGATACCTTGCCCGTTCCGGAGTGCTTGCCGGCGGGGACAGTGTACTCCTGGTTCCCGGTCGTGGCGTCCAGCACCTTAGAGACCGCGCCGTTGTCCGGCATGGTGCCGGCTTGCGTCACGCCGTCGGCGTCGATAAAGACTTTATTCGCCAGCACGTCGCCGGGCGCGGCCGTTGTCGCAGACACGTCCTGATAGTTTTCCGGGATCGCGCCGACGGTCACGCCGGACAGGCCGTAATAGCCCTGATCTGGTGTTATGGACTGCTGCTCCTTCGTCGGCGTGACGGATTTGGCCTGGAGGTTGTAGTTGCCGCCGCCGGAGACGCCCTTGACCGTGCCGGAGCCGTTATGATAGCCCGCGGGGATGGTGTAGGACTCGCCCTCCTTGACGTTGGCGTCGACCGCGCCCTGATTTTTGATGGCTGCGGCCTTGTCGGCCAGCGCGTCGAGCTTGTCTGTGCTCGCAGCAAGGCCGAGGCCGACGAGCCAGGTGCGGATCTTGTTCCGCGCGGTCTGTAGTCTGGTTACTTCTGTCTGTGTGCTCATAAAATCACTCCTTTAGATTGTTGCCAGCAGGGCGTTGATGTTGCCTACCTCGGTATAGACGGCGGCGCTGGTTACGGGCTTGGTGTTGTCCTTCTCGACGGCCGCGGCCGTGTCGACGGACAGGGTATTGGTGGCCGCGTCGAGCTTGAGGCCATCGCCGATGGTGTAGCCTCCGCCGCCGGAGCCGCCGGAGCTGCGGGCCTCGTTGATGGCGTCGACGAGGTTGCCCTTGTTGTAGGTCTTGAGGTCGTCCAGATCGCCGATCTGCTTCTGCAGCTGCGCCCAGACGGGCAGGGACGGGTCGGCCGAGGCGTCGCCGGACGGATCCGCGCCGGGCTGGACCTTGCCGAGGCTCACCCAGACGGTCGGCAGGACGACGCCGCTTTCGTCCGCGCCATAGACGCCCACGCGGGCGTGGCGGCCCGGGACGGCGAGAACTTCGTGCGGTACGGGAACGGTATCCCCGTCCCAGTTCGCCGCCAGAACGTCGACGGTGGTCTTGCCGTTGGTAAAGACGGCTGTCTTCGTCAGCCCGTCCCAATCGTCAGAAAAAACGAACTCAACGGTCACGGCCTTGGCCATGCCCGCCGTCAAAAGCTCCGGCGGCGAACAGAGATGCGCGGAGGCTTTGTTTACGTGTATTTGGATCATGTCGTTTCGCCTCCTATCCAATCACAGTGCCGTTCACAAGCAGTTTCCCGTCGCTGTTGCACCTTAATGCTGCGTATTTGCTTGCGTTATAGCACAGCCAAATCCTATTTGCAGCCACCCCGTAAAACGGCACATTTGTCGCGCCGATGCTTTCATTCCCGTAAAGTGGCAGCAAGAAATTGCTTTTGACGTACATGCCGTAACCATCTTTTTTGATTCTGTCTGGCGGAGCGCTCTCCCCTCCGCTCCCGCCGCTTCCCGGCGGGCCGACGACGTACTCGACGACGTAGCTGCCGGAGATGCGGGCGACTTTGACGCGGTCGCCCGCGGCGAATTTGACGGACGTGTTGCACCGGTAGTGCTTGGTCGTGGCTTCGGTCTGCCCCTCGAGGATGAGGGACAGGCCATCGTCATAGACCGCGCCGACGGTCGCCAGAAAGTTTTCCGGCAGATTTTCGTCCGGCATGCTGATCGATGATACAAATAAGCTGTTGATGCCCTCCATCAGGCGATCACCGTCCTTTTCGCAGAGTGTGTCATGAGACTGCCGGGCTGCATGGTGACAGACCAGCCGGTCTCGAGATAGATGCCGCCGATCTCGTCGTGCGTCAGGGCGAGGATGTCGCCGACGCCGTGGCCCGGCTCGGCCAGCGTATAAAATGTGATCGTGCGCGTGGCTAGCAGCGATTCGTTGCGGCGCTTGTTGGCGTAGGCCTGCAGCTCCTCCTGCGAGGCGATGTTGTCCACCCGCTCGACGGATGTGATGCGCATGCCGCGCTTGAAGGTGGATTTTTTGGACGCCGGATTGTCGTTGACGGCGGTCGCCACCATTGCTGCGTCCATATCCGGGTTGTTGCAGGTCACGACAAAGACGTTCGGGGCGTCAAAGATGTCCGTCTCGTCGGACCAGTCCTGCCCGGGGTGCTTTTCCGGGAGGAACAGGTCCGTCGTGCCGTAGCGCCAGTCGATGATGGCGGCGGATGGCTCCTGGTACGGCTCGAGGCGGCAGACACCGTCGGCGTCGAACCAGAGGTTCTCATAGTTGATCTCGGAGAGCAGGGCGTTGACGATCGTCAGGTAGCTCGTGCCGATCGGCCAGTCCTCGCGGGCTGTAGCAAGCGTCGCGTCTGACGGCGCGGCGATCACCAGCGTGATGCCGCAGGCGGTCAGGAGCTTTCGGACCTCCGTGAGGTAGGACGCTCCGGCCGCAAGATGCAGGAGCGTCTCTGTTTTTTGCGTGTACACCCGCCAGCAGCGGTCGTAAGCTTCGATCTCGACGCGCGTGCCGGAGCTGCTGCCCTTGTTGCTGACGGTCGCGGCCTGATAGATGCCGAGCGATGTTTCGACGCCGTTGATGCTGATCCACGGGCGCAGCTCGTCGGACTCCAGCTCCGCGAGATCGTTTGGCAGGAAGCTGCCTTTGAAGGAGCCGTGCAGGGTGGCTGTCCGGTCGCACATGATCTGCGGGGCGCTGCCGGTGTCCCATTGGAGGTGGGTGATGGGCGCGCCGTTTCTGAGTACGTCGACGCGGAAGCGGACGTCACGGGTCAAGGGTGATCGCCTCCTCCCGGTTCGTGTGCGAGATGGTGAAGGAATAGCGGCGCATGAACTCGTCGCAGTTGCTCTCGAGCGACGGGAGCGAGCCGATGGCCATGTTGCCGTAGCGGTCCTTGATGCAGACGAGGCGGCCGACAAGGGCCTCCAGCGCGAGGGCTGCGGCCCGCTGCGCGTGCGGCCAGGCGCAGGCGACGGACAGGGCGCGGTCGCGCTGCTCGCTGCGCTCCTCGACTGGGTAGGCAATGCCCGCCAGATGGACGGTCGAGACACCGGCCGAGAAGCTGGTGCGGTTGGTGCGCAGCTGCGTTTCGGACAGGCGCATCTCGAGCCAGACGCCGGTCTCGAGGTCGCAGATCATGTTGGTCTCGGGCAGGATCTCGACGGTATCCGAATTGGACACGCCGTAGTTATCGCTGTCGTCGTAGCAGCCGCGGACGCGGTATGTGACGCTGCCGATGCTGGTGTGGTCGACGTACTGCTTTTGGACGGTGCGGGCGATGGCCACGCCGTCCCGCTCGATCAGGTAAAAATCATAACTGCCCGCGGTCTGCCAGGTGAGCGCGGCCTCATGGCCGGCGGTGACGGTCAGGGTGATGGCCTCGCCCTCGGTGTGCGAGATGGGCAGCGCGGCCGCAGACCACTCGGACCACATGCCGTACTTGTTCTGCACGCGGACGCGGACGGTGTAGCTGCCGTCAGCGAGGTAGACCGACGAGCGCCATGCCTTCTCCGTGCCGTAGACCGTTCCGGAGGCGTAGCCGCTCGAGAGCGTCAGCTGATAGGCCTCCTGCTCAGAGGTCTGCCAGGTGATGCGCGGGCGCGAACCGGTGGACTGGATCACGATGGACGGTGCGGACGGGGCGTTGATGGCGATAAACTCGGCCTTGTCGCTCCATTCTGACGGCGTGCCGTCTGTGTTGTAGGTGCGCACGCGCCAGTATTTCGTCCCGCTCGTAAAGGTGTTTGCGGGGACGTCGTAATACTGATTTTCGCCGGTGACGGTCGCGAGCGTGTTCCAGGTCGTGCCGTCGGCGGACCATTGCAGATCCGCCTTGCTCTGCGGCGTGCCGGTGGAAATGATGTGCTGCCAGCTGAATCGGTTGACGATGGTGGCGTCGATGACGATGCCGGATGGGGAAACAGGCTTGGCCGTCGGGGTGACGTCCGTGGTCGTGATCTCCTGCCATGCGGACGTTGTTGTCGTTCCGCTGTTCGCCGTCACCTTTACGCGCCACTCGATCGTCCCGGACGGGAATGTATTTGCAGGGACTGTGCAGGCAGTCGTCGCGCCGGAGACGCTGATCGTGTTTGAGGCGCTCGCATTTTTGACGCGCCACTCGAATACTGCAGAGGTTTGCTTTATCTCTGCGAAGCATACCTGTGTGAGGTCTGTGTCGTCTTTGCAGGCCCACGTAAATGTATTCTTTTGCTTTCGATTTACAAATGCCCCAGAAGATGGCGCAAAGTCGCTTGCCTGTATTCCGACGTCATCGTCCGAATACTCACATTCCAAAAACGGTTTGTAGGACGACTTTACGCCATAAAAAATCGCTTCGGATGCGCGCCCGTCTCCTCCGCTCGAGAACGCAAATGCAAATCCGTTTCGCATTCCGCTCTCAAGGTTTTTCTTTCGGGCCGCTTCGTAGAGTGACATTGAGAAGACGACTTCCGCCTGTACGACCTGGTTAAGCTCACTCCATCTTGCAGACCCGCCGCCGTCTCCATTGCCATATAGTTTCGGCTGCGTCGCGTATGTTACCGTGCTTGTATCGAGCGGCTCTGCCAATCCTTGCCCGTAAGCCGCTATATACGCGGAGCCCCAACTCCCTAAAATTCCAGCCGTTGGCATTGCATATATTACAAGCCTTACCATTGTAACGCGCTTGTATTTGTACGCAGCTGCTGGTTCTCCAAATTTCAGTAGAATATTATCCCACCCGTCGTACGATCCGGAATGGTTTGTAAACGGCTCCACATACAACTTGTACTGTGTAAGATCCGAATAGTTTGTGTTCGGGTGGTTCTTCGCGACTGCTGTCGAGCCGCTTGCCTGCACTGTAAACGTCGGCATTTACTTCGCCCCCATTCTGGTTGTGATGCGTGCATTTTTGGCGATGCGGAGGATGGTGTCGAGGTCTTCGACGTGGTCGACGTAGACGGTGGTGTTGTAGGTATCGCCGGAGGTGTAGCGGGTCTCGCTGGCCGTCTGGATGCGCGATCCGGACGGCAGATAGATGCGCTCCGGGCCGTTTTCGTTGACCCGCGTCCAGCCGCCCGCCCAGTTGTCCGTGCCGGCGGCGTTTCCGCGGAGCCTGGCTCCCGACCCGCTCTGGTATGTCAGTGTGTTCACTAGGTCCGTTGCTGGCTCTGAATACGCTTTGTCGATTTTATCCCCCAAGTCTGAAAAATCCCAGTTGAACAGAGCGCTAAAAATCGCGCCAAGCGGTCCCGTTATCATTTCCACCAAGTCGAAAATTACTCTAAGCCCGTCTGCAGCAGTTGCGATCACCCCGCTTGTTATTTTAAATATCGGCTCAAGTATTATAAGAACGTCCCCAACAGCCTCCAGCGCTGGAGACAGCGCCGTTACGATGTCCAGCAATGTTGCAAATACTTCAATCAGCCCGCTTTCCGATGCATCTTTCGCTAATTGCGAAAACGTCTCGCCGAATTTGTTGTTGAACTCCGTAAGCGCTGGTGCAAATTCCGCTGACATGGCGTTTTCTCCAGCCTCAATTTGCAGATTGTAACGTCTCATGGAAGTGTCTACTTTATCCAGCGTGTCCAGCATATCGCTTCCCATGACATAGCCGGTATCACGTGCTTCCTGCGCATATTCCCGCAGTCTCGATGAACCCTGTTTGATTAGTGGGTTCAGCTTCTGGGCGCTCTCATTCAGGAGCGCCATGGCTTTTGCGTCCCTCTCCGTGTAGTTTTCAACGCCACCGAGGGCGTCGATCACATCCATAAAGACAGCGTTGGCATTCCGAAGGCTGCCGTCTGTGTTCGTGATCTCAACCCCGAGCTCACTGAAAGCCGCAAGCGTATCGCCGCCGTTCTCATAGGCGTCATACAGATTTTTGGTGAGATCCTTGATAGAGTCCGTAATCGTGTCCATGCCGACACCCATCAGCTCGCCAGCGTAGGTCATTTCCTGAATGGTGTCCGTCGTCATGTTGTAGGTCATGGCAAGGTCCTGAATATCGCTTGCGCGTTTTCCGGATTCCTCAGTCATGCTTTTCAGCTTTTCTTCAACCTTCGCGATCGCCGTTACCGCTGCCGCCATGGATCCTGCCATGGCAACGGCGGCTCCGCTTACATTTCCGAGTGCTCCGATTGCCTGTTCTGCGCCCTCCGGTATATTGATTCCAAACTTGTCACCCAACGTCTTGACGAGATCGCCGAGCGTCTTTGTTTTTTTGTTGCCCTCTTCCTCTGTTTTCGTGAGGTCTTTCAGGCCCTTTTCGGCCGAACCGGTTTTTTCTTCGAGATCTTCCAGTCCTCCGGAAAAGTTGTCAGTCTCTACACCAGCATCTTTGAGCTGCTTTGTATTGTCACGCAGCGCTTTTTCCATTTTCAGAAGGGCCGTTTCTGCGTTATTTAGCTGTTTCTGGTAATTTTGTGTTGCCGCGGAATGCTCACCGAGCGATTTTCCGGCGCTCTGCACCATTTTCCGCAGCTCGTCGATTTTTTCCTTCTGCGTTAAAATCTTCTGGTTCAGGACCTCGTTTTTCTTGGTCAGGCCCTCGACGCTGCCTTCGCTGTCTTTATACGTCTCATCCAGATTTTTCAGTTTACTGTCCAGATTGCCAAGCGCAGCATTGATCTCCTTGACCGCCTGCTTATACTCGGCCTCGCCGTCCAGCTTGATTTTTGTGTTGATTGTTGGGCCTGCCATTATCCCACCCCCGCGATATAGTCGTGCAACGACGGTTTGGAAGTCTCTTCGTCTTTAGAAGTTCGGCGCGGTGCGATCAGCTCAAAATACTCACGATAGAGCGATACGCACCGCGCCGGTGTCATGGTCCTCCAAAATACAGTCTCGTCGTTGTGGAGGATATTGATCCAGATGTTTAAAAACCACGGAAAATTTACACTGTACGGTTCGTCTCCGTGGTCTTCACGTTTTTTTCCTCTTCCGGTTCTGAATCGTCCGGCTCCTTGATTGCCGCGATCAGCATGTCCATCATCGGCTCGCACAGCCGCTTGAATCCGCTCATCCCGAGTGTTCTGCCAAGCTCCTTCGCGGTCACCCGCTCGGGCCAGCCCTTGCTGTCTGCGTAGTCGTTCATGGCAGCCGCCGCAATTTCAAACACCGTCTTCATGGTCCGGCCTTTCAGCAGGACCGCATTCAGATTGCCGTCGTGCAGCTCCTGAAGATCAGCGAGCACATTCATGTTTACCGAAAGCTCGTATGCTTTGCCCCCGTATTCAAACGGATGCTTCTTCAAACGAATGTCCCCCATCAGGTCTCACCCAGCTTTCCCTTGATCCAGGCGACGGCCTCCGCCGCGGTGTCGACGGTCTCGGTCTCGAGCAGCAGCTCGTCGGCGGAATCGTCCGCGAGGAATTCGCCGGTCGTGGTCGGCGTGTTGAACTGGATGTTCTCGCCCTTGGTCTGGTAGGACAGCGAGGGCGGGCCAAACAGCGCTTTCGGCACCCAAACGCAGGTGTATTTGGTCACGCCGTCGATCTTATCCGGCGCGTAAAAGCCGATGCCGACATAGTTTGCGATGTCTTTTGCCGAGAATTTCAGATTCTCCTTGCTCGTATCGGATGTGCATCCGTATAGCATGGCCTGTGCGGCCCTTTTGATGTACTTGACAGCCAGCGAGATCGTGCCGCCGGTGGCAAGCTTGATATACTCGGCAAGCTTGGATTCCGCGTACAGGCGGCCCTCGGCGAACTTGAGTTCCAGCTGCGCGCTCATGGCGTCGCCGACGTCGGTCGGCTCTGTGTAGGCCACGGTGCCGGACGTGTTTTTATACTTTCCCGCCCGGATGCCGCGTAAGTCAAAACTAGGCATTATTGTAAGCCCCTTTCACGTAGTTTTTCATTGATGATCTTTTCAAATTCCTGCTTGATTTTTTGGCTCGCTTCCTCTGATCCCCGGTTCCAGAAGTAGGTTCCGACGATCTGCCCGTATTCTTTTGATCGCCCGTAATTCATGACGAACACAATAAGATTCCTGCGAACGCCGTTAGCGTTCTTCCCGGATACCGTCACTGTGACATACGGAAGATCGTTTTTGTCCCGTTTGATTTTTTTGCTGTACTTGATCTTGTTTTTATAGCCGCCGAAGTCAAACCCGCTCGTTCTGACCCTTTCCCAGATCTCCCGAACGGCAATGTCTCCGGCGGCATATAAAAGCTCCTGTTTCATTTCATCGTCGAACAGATCCAGCTTTGACATTGCATGGATCATTTCGTTCATGCCCTCAATCTGTAGACTAGCCATACTCCGCGCCCTCCGTTTCGGCGATGATCGCGATCTGCGTGCGGCCTGTTTCCTTGTCGTAGGTCTCCATGTCGACGGTCGCGATGTAGCCTGCGGCCTCCAGCGCGGCCTTTACGCGCTTTAAAAGCCCGGCGGCAAAGCCCTCGGCAAAGATGGAAACGGCGTACTGCACGCTGGTCTCGGCCTCTCCGCCCTCGGCGTAGATCTGGCCGGACTGGCCGAGCAGCTGATAGGTGATGTAGGTTTCTTCTCCGCCCTTGTATGGCGGGTGGCAGACCGGGACGCCCAGGTCTGCCAGCGCCTCATAGATCATCATGCGCCGTCCCTCCGTTTGCAGGTCAGCTCTACCTCTTCCGTCTCCGCGCCGTAACTGCGGACGACGTCAAAGACGTCCGAGCCGCAGGTGATCTGCTGCTCGCCGCCGTACTCCGCGCTGTGCATGCGAAAAATTGCGTCCGTGCGCTTGCCGGCTTGCGCGGCCTGGTAATACTCGGCGCGGTTGACGGACTTGCGGGCGGCCCAGACGGTTGTCTCGCGTTCGAGCTTTTCGGTGGTCTGCCCGCTCACGATGGGGTAGGACAGCAGGCGCAGCGTGATCTGGGTGTCAAAGATCACAGCACGCGCCCCCTCCCTCGGCGCCCGGCGAATAGTCGTCGGACAGGCCCATCGCGTCGCGCAGCTCCTCAAAGCACGTCTTCCATTCGTCGCCGCGGCCGCAGAAGTCATGCTGCCAGCGGACGAAGGCTCGGACGGCGTCTTTGACCAGCGGGTCTTCGTCCGCCCCCTCCGCGCCCGCAAGATGCAGGCGCAGGAGGCAGGCGTCAATCTCGCCGGCGAGCTCGTCGTCAAGGGCGTTTGTGGTCAGCCGCAGGGCGGTTTTTGCAACGTTGATCAAAGCCATTGGTTATCCCTCCCTGTTGGCCGCGCGCCGTCAGGCTTTCTTCTTGGTCAGCGTGACGAGGCTGGTGACGTCGGCGCACGCGCCGTCGGCGATCTCGATGGCCTTTGTGACCTCGTCGTCGGTGTCCTCGTCGGTGTAGCGCTTTACCGTCATGCCCATGTTCTCGTTCCAGAGGTAGTACGCCGGATCAAACATAAAGGCGAAGACGGTGTCGGCCGTGACCGACGCCGCAAAGGCCGGCAGGTAGTCGCCGGTCAGGATGACCTCGCGGCCGAGGATGTAGTTGACGGGCTTGCCGTTGATGCCGTAGTTGACGCGCGCGACGGGCTGGCCGTTGTTGTCGACCATGCCGACGATCTGCGTCTCGAATGTCTTCTTGGACATGAACCAGACCGCGCCGTCATATGCCTGCGGCAGCGCAGCTTCGGCCTTGCACAGATCCTTGTAGGTCAGAGCAGTTGTCGCGGCGGCAATGTCGATGTTCTGGCCGGTCGGGGCGGTCTCTGCAAGGATTCCCTTCGGCTGGCCGGAACCGGTGCCGTTGATGATGGCCTGCTCCTTCGCCTTTACCATCGCATTTGCGACGTTCCGGACAAACTGTGCCTCGAACATCGGGTACGCCATGATAGAAACTTCCAGCGACATGGAGATCGCGCAGCGCAGCTTGTGGTACGCAAAGACGATCTTGCCGGTCGAAGTCTTCTGTTTGTCGGAGCCCTCACCCTCGGCGACCCAGGAGGCCGTCGGCTTGGCCGAGCTGGTCGGGACCTGGACGCCGCCCGCGTAGGACGTGTGTGTTACGCGCGGCAGGATCATGCCGATGGCTTCCATCTTCTCGTAGATCTTCTGGATCGTCGTGGTCGGGATGACGCTGCCGACGTCGGTTGTCTTGGTGTTGGCGTCCACATTGGTCAGCTCTGCGGGAATCTTCTTGCCGGTCAAAACGTAGTTCATGAAGGCCCGCTTGTACTCGTCGGTGTCGTACCGGTCGAGCACGTCCGGAGTCTTTGCCGTGCCGGACAGGTCGATGGACTGTGCCGCCGCAGCCGGAGCCGCGACTTTCTGACCCGCAAGCGCGTTGAGGTTTGCCTGGATCTTGGCTTCCTCCTCAAACTTGGCGTCGAGGGCCTCGACTTCTTTCATCTTGGCCTGTGCCTCTGCGGTCTTGCTTTCGTCCAGCAGCTTCTGGGCGTCGTCCATGAGCTTCTGGCGCTGGATGTTGTAAATTTCCTTCGTCATTTCAGTTCTCCTTTGAGTTTTAAAAATTTCAGTTTTGCTTCTGCCTGCGCCCGTTTGGGCATAAAAAAATCAGGCTCTGCGGCCTGACCTTTTAAAAAGTTTTCCGCGCGCCGGAGCGCGTCTTCGCTGAGCATGCCGGAATAAAAATCCGCGGCCAGCGGTTTCTGGCCGGTATCCGGCTGCATCACGCGGTCGACGAGGCCGAGTTCTACGGCCCGCTCCGCTGTGATCCATGTTTCTGCGTCCATCATGGCGGCGATCTCCTGCTCTGTCTTTCCGGTCTTGGCAATGTAGGCCGAGATGATGGCGTGGTTGGCGTCGCGCAGGACACCGGCGGTGTGCTCCATCTGGCGGTAGTCGCCGTCGGCGCTGGACTGGACGTTGTGGATCATCATCATGCCGGTCGGCGTCATTTCCGACTCGCCCGCCATGGCGATGATGGACGCGGCCGAGGCCGCAAGGCCGACGATGCGGATGTGGACGCCGCCCGCGTAGTTGCGCAGGGCGGTATAGATCTCGCTCGCGGCGAAGATCTCGCCGCCTCCGGAATTGATCTCGACTTCGGCCCGCTCACCGTTTCCTGATGCAAGCGCGTCGGCTACGGATTTAGGGCTCGTCGCCTCCATGCCGTACCACTGATAAAAGCGGTGCTGGTTGCTGGACACGATGGGCCCGCGAATGCTGATCTTCATGCGGTTTCATCTCCCTTCTGGTTGGTATTCTGATTGACCGGCTGCGTATCGAGCCGCCGGATTGGCTTGTCTCCGCCGTCTACCGGCGCGAGGTTGAATGCGCGCCGCCATTCGTTCGGCGTCAGCGCGCCTCGGTCGACCATCTGCAGGAGGTTGAGCTTGGTCGAGGTCGAGGCGAAGTCCCACGCGGAGGCCTCGAATACGATGCGATTCCCGCAGCCACGCTCGCGCCGGGAGAATAGCTTGCGGGTGTACTCGCCGCTGAGCTGCTTCAAAACCGGCTCGATCTCGGCGTCAAAATAGGCGTTCTGCTCATCCTCCGTCGCAATGGATGTGACGATGTGCGGGTTGGTATTGAACAGGGCATAGATGCGCTGCGTGGTCTTATCCATCTGGGCGGCGTTCGGGACGTAGTCCTTGGGGTCGATCTGCTTGGCCTCGGCCTTTGCGTCTACTGCTGCAACGCCCGTGCCGTTAGTCACGTTCAGAAAACTGTCCGCGAAGTCCTGCGCGCGCTGCTTCACGTCCTCCGGGCGCATGGACGCGGCGAACATCAGCAGCCAGCGAATCACGGCGCTGTTTCGGATGGCCTTTACGATGCCCTGATCCGTCGTCGTTACGATCTCCATGAGCGGCACGATGGCCGGGGCGATCTGGTCGCCGAAGATATCATTTTCGTAAAAGTCCCCGCGCAGGTGGATGATGTCGTCATAGGCAAACGTCAGCACATTGCCGTTCTGCATGTAAAACTTCAGGTACAGGTTCCCGCCCGCGTCGTAGACCGCGTCGGCCTGCATGGCCGCGACCGGGAAAATGGCGTTCGGCAGGCCGTTTTCATCCCGCAGGATGACCGCGAAGGCGTTGTTGTTGAGGACCAGCTGCGCGGCCAGCTTCTCCTGCAGCATCTGGCCGGTCATGTACTGGTTCGGCTCTTCGAGCAGGAAGCGGATGTACGGCTCCGGGTTGACGGCGATCTTCCGCGTCTGGGCGGTGATGGTCTCCCGGATGTGCTTGGCCGTCAGCTTGCCGATGGCCTTGATCTTGGGCCGGATGCAGGCGCGGACGATGTCGGACTGATACATTTTTCCGTTGTAGCTGTAAAAGCCATTCCCTCGCTCCTGCACCATCTGGACGGTCGAGACGCGTTTGGTGGTCGTGATATTCGTCAGGAGGTTTTTCAAAAATCCCATGTTGTCACTCCTAGAGCATACTGGTGTATTCCGCCTGCTTCTGGTCGTAGATCGTGTAGGCGTCGAGCAGGGCCGCCGTGCCGTCAATGCGGCGCGTTGATTTGCTCGTTTTGTGCGGCTGAATATTGCCGTTTTTGTCCTCGTCGTAGGCGGTGTTTGCGAGGTTCCATTTGTCGATCGGGTGGTTGTTGTAAATAATGCGCTTGGATTCCAAGTCGTTCCCGCAGCGCTTCATTGGCTCAGACAGGGTCTTGACACCCTGATGCACGGCGATCATGGCCTCGGCCCCGAAATAGTCCGCCATGCTGTCCACCCAATAAGACGCAGACCACGCATCATACCCGATAAAGGGGATAAAAATATCGAGGTCTTCCTGTACCTCGATGAACCATGCTTTGACGTCCTCATAGCGGATCTTGTTTCCCTCTGACAGTCGGAGCAGCCCTCGCTCATGCCACTTGTCGTAGGGGATCTTGTCCTCTGTGACGCGCTTTTCCAAAAGGTCCTGCGGCAGCCAGTACATCTGCAGCACAAACAGGATCTCCGGCAGCTCCGGCACCTGGAACATGACCTTCGCCGCCGTCAGGTCAGTGGTCTTGGAGAGGTCCGCGCCGCCGATGCCGTATCGCGGGTAGGAAAGCACGCGCTCCTGCGTCTTTCCGTCCGCCATGTGGTGCTGCCAGATCAGGCGGCGATTTTCCCTGTCGAGCTGGAAGGTGTCGCGGTTGTCCAGCTGCTCAAAGTTGAGCCAGGCTTCGCTGGAGGTCTCGCGGAGGTTGAAATCCTTGCAGACGAGGTTTCGGACGAGGGCCGGGTTTTTCTCCGCCCGCTCGACCCGCTCTTTGAGGGCCGTGTAGCTCTTGATCGTCCCGAGGCCCGGATTTGCCTTTTTCCAGCAGTCCGGGTCCGTCCACTCGCTGCGCTTGTCGAGCTCGTAAATAAACGCGATCCGGCGCGGGTCGTGGTACCCGTCCGGATCTTCGTAGCCGTTTATGATGCGCTCGGCTTCTTCGTATTTCTCGTCGTAGATGTCCTCGCGGATGGTGCCCGCTGTGGAAGTGATAAAGATCAGCGGCTGCTCACGGGCCGTCACGCCGTCGGCGATGATGTCGTACAGGGCGCGCCCGCTCTTCCACTGGTGGATCTCATCCATCATGGCCCCGTGGATGTTGAGGCCGTCGAGGGTGTCACTGTCAGAGGCCAGCGGCTTGAAAACGCCGTCGTTAAAATCGCTGTCCAGCTCAGCGACCAGACTGCGCATCCGGCGGCAGAGCGCCGGGGACTTCTTGACCATCCGCTTTGCTTCCTGCCAGATGATCTTCGCCTGGTCTCGCTTGGTGGCCACGGCGTAGACCTCCGGGCCAGCCTCACCGTCCGCCGTCTGCAAATACAGGCCGACGCCGGAGGCCAGCAGCGATTTGCCGTTTTTCTTGCCGACAATGAGGATCGCCTCGCGATACTGGCGATTGCCCTCGATGTCGATAAATCCGAAGACGGTCGCCAGCAGCGCTTTTTCCCATAGCTCCAGCCGGACGAGCTGGCCGCCCGCCTTGCCCTTGGAGTGGTGGCAGTAGTTCTCAAAAAACTCGAGGACGTGGTTTGCCCGGCGCGGGGAATAATAAAACTCGGAATCCGCGTTTTCAAGCTGCGCGACCACATGTCTGTAGGTCTTCTGCACCTTGAGGCTCACCGTTTCACGTCCGGACTGGATCGCGGCCCAGTATTCGAGGATCGGATTGTACGTTTCTGGATAGCGCGTCACAGCTCGTCACGCTCCCGGACAAAGCTTGCAAAGCCGTCGTCCTCCTGCTTCGGCGCGGTGTCCGGCTTCGGCAGGAGCGCCGTGAGCTGCTTGATGATCTTCTGGTAGTTCGCGTTCGTGGAGTTGTACGCCTGCCCGATCGGCCGGGCGCGGTCATATGGCTCGAGCCGCTCCGACTGCTGGAATTTCTCCGTCCAGCCGTTTTCCCGCAGGTCGTCCGCCATGTCCTCGCACTCGATTCGCATAAATGCTGCCTGATCGATGAGGCCCGCGACAGTCCCGGCCGCTTCCTTCGGCAGAAGCTTGTAGATCCTCCGGAGTCTGGCTTTCTCGGCGCGGATACGCTGTTCCTTTGTCTTTTCCTGCCTGTTCGCCACAAAAACCGCCTCCTTTTCGCGTGATTTTTGCCGTCTGTCCGCGCGTGCGCGTAGATTACTTATCGCCGCGCTATTGTAGGGGGGCCTCGCGAACGGCCTGCGTATTCTTCCGAGGTAGGGCGTGCGGTGATCTAGCCGGCGCCCCGGCCTCGCGCGACGGGGGGGATCGGGTCTCCGGCGGCGTCGAAGAAAATTTTTTGCGTCAGAGATTTTGCGACTCCGTGCCCGTCAAACTGATCGTGGCAGTCCTTACAGACGTACTCGAGGTTGGAGTAGGACAGGCTGATGTCCGGGTCGGTGATGTTGTCCGGTGTCAGCGCCCGCTTGTGATGGACGATGTAGCCCGGCTTGTCCCGGCACTCTTCGCAGAGGCCGCCGTCGATGGTCCGGCGGAACTTGATATACCCGGCGCGGCATTTCTTCCAGCGCCCGGACGCGTAAAAGCTCGCGGCCCATGGCTGCATCCTGTTCCCTCCAATTCTTCACGCTATCACTGTAGCACAGATTTTAGGCTCTGTTAGCTCAACTTTTGCGGTAGCCCATTGCCCGCGCTGCCTCGTAGACAAAGCGGCTGTACATCCGCTTGGCCGTGGATGTGCTCACGTGTACTTGTCTGGCGGCGGACTCCAGACTCTCGCGCGGCCAAATCCATGTATGCAGGCGCACGATCTCCAGCACATCGCCGCCGTCCCGCCAGGTCTGCACGGTGTTGATGGCGGACTGGATCGCCGTGTAGTCCTCGTACTCCCGTGAGGACAGGACGCGCACCGCAATGTCCTCGACGGCGCGGCCGGAGGATTGCCCTCCTGGCTGCGAGGAATAGCCCGGCGTGATCTTCTGCCGGCTCATATCCCGAACCTGTCGGCTCAGTTTCGGGTATTCGCCGATGGTGCGGCAGACATTCCCGTACCACCAGTATCTCGGTTTCGACATCTGTTCAGCTCCTTCCTTCTTCGTCGCAAAACTCAACACATTTACAAGGCTTAAAGAAGGCGGCTCCCGGTCCGCTTATGTGTCTCGTTTTTGGGATCCCATACATATTTGAAATATAGGAATCCATACTGCGTGGCTCTGGACTCGACGAGGATGTAGCCGCGCGGGGCGACTGGCGGGCGCGTCGGGCTGTAGTCCCGGACCGCCTCGGTCGCGGGCTCCGGCTCCGGCCGGACGCAGCTGCGACTGGCCTTGTACCGGTGGCCTCCGAACTCCTTGCGCCAGTGTCCGTGCAGGTAGTTGGCCATCGCCGTGTAGTCCTGCCCGTGGTCGACCTTATTTCCGTTCTCATCCAGATAGTAGTTGTGCTTCCGCAGTGGCTTGCAGTCGATGACGCTGCCGAGGCCCCAGAGCCTGCCGAGCTCATCGGCAGGAATGCCGTCCGTGATCAGGTGCAGGTGGAAGCGGTTGGTCGATTTGCCCCGGCCGTAGACGATGACGATCTTGGCCTCCGGATACCGGTAGACCATGCGGCGGTAGAAATTATCCCGGATCCTGCGCATCTCCTGCGCGGTATGTACCTCATGTTCGGGGTCGAGCGTGAGTGTGGAGTAATAGCTCGACGGGGAGAAGTTGGCGTTGACCAGCGCCGCAAACTTTGCAGCCGAGATCCTGGTGTTGAATTCCTCGCGTTCTTCCTGCGACTGGAACCGCGGCTTCTTCGGCCGGCTGGTCTTCGGATCTGTGCCGCCCGCCACCGTGTACACGATCTGCTCGCAGACCCTCCCGGAAAACTTCCGGCGCTTGTGCCTCTTTGCCATAACTCAGCCTCTCTTTTATACAAATAGCGACAGCTGCGCCGTATGCGCGGCGAAACGCTCCTCTTGTGCTGCAAAATAATCCTTATTGATCTCGCACCCCACAAAATCCAGCCCTGCGTCATACGCTGCGATCCGGCTGCTCCCGCTCCCAAGATGCGTGTCGATGATCTTGTCTCCCGGCTTTGCGTACCTGGCAAAGATCCACGCATAGAGCGCGACGGGCTTTTGCGTTGGGTGAATCCGTTTCTCGTTTTTTCGCTTGTCTCCCTGTTGGGTAGCGCCGTCGGCGATGCTTTTGCCCTGCATCATTCCGTTCCACATATACCGGATCAGTCTGACGCTATCATGGCAATTTGTCGCTGCGATCTCGCAATCGCTAAAGCTGCTCTCCCCGTTGCACTTATCCCAGACAATTCGTCCGGGCGGAAAAATATATTTATAGTAGTTGCAGCCCCAGACTATGATCTTCTGCGCCACCCTGTTTAGCTCATCAAAATATTCTACGCCTGGGATTTCCCACTCCGGGGAGATCAGGTAATCCCTATGCACGCCGCTCTTGCTTACCCTGCTTCCGTAATAGCCCCGGCGTTCCGGGCCGCTGAAATACGGAGGGTCTACCACGGCCAGATCAAACGCCTTATCTGGCAGCGTCCGCATATACTCCATGCAGTCCATGTTATACGCAATGTTCATAGCGATCCCTCCTGTTCTGCCCGCTCAAAGCGTGGCCGGAAATTCCGGCCATGCGTTCAGCGGTCAGTTTCCTCGCGTATTTTCATTTCTGTGTATTCTGTTGGCGTTATCGGCGGAAAGCCGAACGCTGCCCTAATCTCGTTCGGGGTGTTCTTGCGCCAGACCTCCTCTTCTTGTTTGATGCTTTTCCGGACTGCGGCGTCCAGTGTCTCGAGCACTACTTCTGCCTGACGTTTCAGGCTCCGCAGTTTGAAAAACACCAGCACGCCCAGCGCGATCCACTCCAGCGCAGCAGCAAGCTCCAAAATCTCAATGATCATTTTCTTCTCCTTCCACCCCTTCCAATTCTCCTTCGCAGTATGTGCAGCGGCTCGGCAGGCTCTTTTTCAAACCGCCTTTTTTCCAGAGTTCGATGCACGGTTTCTCCGGTCTGCCGCAGTATGGGCATCGGTAGACACGGAAGATATCATCCCAGCGCCAGACCATGCGGACTTCGTTTTTCTCCTTCAAGCTCCATCACCTCCCTCATTGTTTCAACCAGCCTCTTTTCTAGTTTGTCCTGGTCGATCTTCACTTCCCTCGTTATGCCCTCCTGCTCTACCCACACGCCGTCCGTGCGCTTCGTAAACCCAGCAGGCGCGAAATTTCTGGCGTGTTCCAGCTCCGGCGTATGCCTGCACGTTGGATAGATGCATTTCTCGCAAGCCTTTCTGTCGCAAAGGAACAGGATATTCCGCTCTTTCTCCCGCGATACGCCGTTCGGCAGAAGAACGACTGGCTGTCCGATCTCCGCCGCAAGCTGCTCCTGAATCTTTTTCCGATCTCCGTCACGCAGTGCGACTGTGCATTCCAGCAAAATCATTTTCTTTTTTCCTCCACGTCTTCCGGCGGACGGCTGAACGAGAATTCCTTGCGGTTCCCAACAAAATTGGGCTCCGTCCACCTAATCCCAGCGATTTTCATGCCGCATTGCGGGCATTTTTGTGGTCTGACGATTCGTTCTTCGAGTCCAAAGTCAAGGGTGTCTTCTGCGCCAAATGGAAAGATGTGCCGTCTTGCATCGTCGCTCACGCTGAATTCGTCGAAGACATAGTTGCATACCGGGCAAACGGGGCACGAGTCCAAGACTCCCTCGCTCTTGCTTCCTCGTTTTTTGATATTTTCTTCTGTTTTTCTCTGATTTTCTTCCGCCGCGTCGTTTTCCCGGATCTTCTGGTAGTATTCCAGCAGCTTCTCCCCGGCATTTTTGAGCAGCACGGTATAGCAGTCCGGCACATCCTCCGGGAACCAGCCTGCGATGGGGCCGCCGCTCAGCAGGCACTTGTCGCAGTCGTCCGCCCTGCACGCCTCTATCGCCTGCATGATCTCCGTAAAACTCATATCTTTTTTGCCGAGCAGCAGCGCTTCCCGGCGTTTTTCTTTTCCGCTCATTCCTGCGCCGCCTCCATTTCCTTGCGCTCCTGCATAAAGCCGTGCAGATAGAGCTGCAGGAGCTTTTGGGCGGTGTTGATGTACTTGTTGAGATCCTTCTTCCCGATCTGCAGTTTGCCTGTGGTTACGACGCGCAGGTCCGGCGTGCCGATTACCTGGATGCAGGCGGGCTCGTTTTCCTTCGGGCCGTCAGCCGTCATCTCAAACAGCGGAGGCGTCAGCTGGTCCATAGTGACGCGCGGCGGATATTTCTCATCCCGGAACTCGACGTACCAGCCGGCATCCTCCATGGACGTCTGGAATCTGCCGAGCTCGCCATAAAATAGCTCCATGATCTTTCCCATTGCGATTCTCCCTTCAAATTGTAAGTACTTCCCGCCTGGACTGGCGGGCAAATTTGCGTTCCGGGCAGAAGCGGCATTCGGTGCAGCTCCAGGCGCCGCGGTAGTTGTTGCGCGTCGGGCAGAGTGGGTTGTAGCAGATCCCGGAGCCTGCCCACTGCGGGCCGCGGCCGAATTTTTTCTTCTTCGGTTCGGCTTTTGGCTTTTTGGCTGTATTCTTTTTGGTGACGAGCGTGGCCGCGCGTTCTTTCCGGAAGCAGCCGCAGCTTTTTGCATGCCCGTTCCGGAGGTATCTGCCGTCCTTGCTGCAGATGGTCCCGCATTTACACCGGCAGATCCAGTGTGCCGTGTCTCCTTTTTTGCTGGTATCCCGCCCGATGACGTGCAAATATCCAAAGTCCATGCCCGTCAGATCGACTACGTGTGACATTTCCATTCTCCTTTCGTCAGGGGCCGGTCTCCCGGCCCCTATGCAGAGCGGACTTGCACCGCCTGTGCCTGCGCGTCCCCCTGTCGCCGCAGACGAGCTGCCCTTGTCTGCTCAGACAGCTTTCCATAAGGAGGTAACACGATGCCGCCGGGCGATCCCAACACCCGGCGTGGGGTAACGTTGATGGTTTCCATCCGCGCGCACGTTCCACACGCGCTTTTTATCCCCGGCCCGCGGGCTTGAGGTTTCGCGGGCCGGGTGCAGAGCCGGGGTGATCCTCCCGCAGCCGTCGCAGCGGAGCGGCTGCGGCATAAGTCCGAAAAAATATGGTTCCCCGGCTGATTGCTGGTCTTAGTCCTCGGGCTGGCTGATATCCTTGTGCCGCAGCCCGTCGGCGTTCTCGGTCAGCGGCAGCGCCTGCCGCCGCGCGTGCTCCTCCGGGTTCCAGCCGCACCGCGCGCATAGATCCGGCGCGAGCTTTGCATACGGACAGGCATTGCCCTGCTTCGGCAGCCCGCATGCCTCGCGCGGGCTGCTCTCGTTTTTTCTGGCACGTTATACCTCCTGGATCTCGATCCCGAATTTGGACCGCATGAATTTGCGGTTCCGCAGGTACTCCTTTGTCCGCGTCGGCTTGGTCTTCACATCTTCGACGACGAGCTTGCCGCCGAATTTGTACAAAAAGTCCGCCGTGTACCGGATCGCGCGGATCCGCTCGCCGGTTTCGGTGATATAGCTTTCCTGCAATGTAAACTGCGGTTGCAGGCGCAGATCGGAGATAATGCCAGCCCGAAGCATCACCATCAGCTCGTCATACCGCCGGGCTTCCTTCTGGCTGTCGAAGCGCAGCTCGCCGCGCGTATCCTTCCGGCTTCCGTACTTTGTCTTCCCATGGCTCCCCTTGTGAAGGGGAGCTGGCGCCGCAGCGCCTGAGAGGTCGATCTGCTGCCTGGCATACAGCTCCCGCATCCTCGGCGGCATGTCCGCCATGGATTCAAACCGCAGTCCGCTCATTCGGCGGCACCGTCCATCCGCGCGCCGCAGGCCGGGCAGAAACTCTGAATCCGAAGAGTTCCTTTCTTAAAAGCGTTCCGGCAGTCCGAGCATACGATTGCCGCTTTAGGAATCTGCGCGCCATATTCGCGCCAGTCCGCTTCTTCCCATCGTGCATGGTGCACCTCCTCAACGTCGGCGACGGGCAGTTCACGAATGGCCCGCAGTTGCCGTTCCGTGGTATTAAAAAGATCCGAGTCCTGCAGCGCTGTCAGCGCTGCCTTGCGGCTGATGTATTCGTCAGGCATGGTTTACCTCCCTCAACCAAAGTTCACTTGCCTTCATCTCTCCCGCGTGGAATGCAGATTCCTTTGTTATTCCGCCCTCGTCCATTTTCTTCCGCAGCAGCTTCGCGTACAGGGTGATCGTCAGCGTATCCTCTACCACACCGGCGTTTGTCTTCCAGCGCGGCTTTGCCTTCAGCCCCCAGTTTGCATGGTTTCGGCTCGTGCCGATGGACATGAGTATCTTTCTTGCGCGTTTTCTGGTCATGTCGCGCCCTCCATTTCCTCCATCGCCCGCTCTGCTTCCTCGCGGGTAAAAATACGGTTTTTCCGACGTCCTCTGGTCCGATCGTCCCGAGACCTAGCGTATTCAGCACAGTTCGCCCGTTCAGCGTGCTCACGTCCGATACGGTAAAACTATATACCCGCTTAACCGGGTGATTGCAGTACGTCCACAGTTCATCTCCCTGCCTGCACGGCAGCACCACCACACGCCCGTCCTTGTCTGCCTCGGCAAGTTCGCGGAGGCGGTCAGCCTCCACGCCCAGCGCCTGCGCTGCCAGATTTATCATCGTGTCCTCCGTAAATGGAGCCTTGATTTCCTCCGGCGTCAGCCCCGTGTCCTCGTAGGCCGCTAGGCGCTCAATTAGCTTGTCAAACGCAGGGCAATCCACGCAAGCCATATCCACGTTGCAGTCTTCCGAGCATTTCATGTAGTGGTCTTCCGCGAGACAGTACTTTTCAGTCAGTCGTTCCATAGTTCTTCCTCCACATACCGCCAGCTCTGCGGCGGGCGGGTGATTGGCCTAGGCGCAAGGGCGAATTCTGTCTCCCGCTGCAGACCGGCAAACTCCCACAGATCACGCGGGTGATCGTAAACGCGCAAATCTGAGATGTGCCAGCCGAAGCCGGTGGCAGCTCCAAGATACTGGTGCAGCTCCGCAGGCTCTAGGCAGGTTGGCCGCGCAGCATCTGACGGGATCCTTTCCGCGCCGTTAATGTTGATGATCTCATCGCACAGAAATTCCCCGATGACTTTGCTGTTTCCGCATTTGTAGATGTAGCACTTAAACGGCGTATCCATCTTCGGGCGCGTCTTACGCACCTCAATGGTCTTCCGCCCGTTTATGATCTTCTCACACCACTCCGGGCGAATGCTGATCAAAACAGCTTTGCCCATGCTTGTCTCCTTTCAAAATTTCCTCCATCAATGCCTTAAAAATCGGGTATGCCTGCTGCGGCACTACGGCGTTTCCGAGGCATTTAAGTCTGTCCACCCGATTGGGAATCCCATGAGCCACTCGACCCACGTCGGGTTCAGCTGCCCAGCAACGTCCGTCCGCAAGCTCCTGTGATTTTCCCCACCGTGCGTCCCCTGCGCATCCGCTGCACATGGCGTCGTAAACAGCTTCATTGCCACTCTCTGCGTCAGATTGCATTTGCCCGGATCTTTCTGCCGGCTTGGCGGCACAGATTGCAGCGTGTCTTTGTATTCGTTCGCACGCGGCGTCGGCCATAGCCCGCTCCGGATCAGTACCTGTGCCCCTAGATGCGTGCTCTTTTCTGGTGGTCTTCCGCTCGTCACCGCAGTCATGCCGCATTGTCCTGCCGTCGGTGTCTGCCACATCTGCGATGCCGACGAAGAACACCCTCGACCTCCTGTGCCAAGCTCCGACAGCCGCAGCCTCAAAATTAAACACGACGACGTGATAGCCTGCACGCTCCAGATCCTTGACCACCTGCCCGGCGGCAATCTTGATGATTCCAGGAACGTTCTCACCGACAACGCAACGCGGGCGCAGCTCTCGGATAACTCGGAGCATCTCCGGCCAGAGGTATCGATCATCCCCTTTGCCCTTTTGCTTTCCAGCCACGGAGAAGGGCTGGCATGGGAATCCGCCGGAAATAACGTCAACTGTTCGTAGGCCTGTCCGCTCATAAAAACTCTCCTTTGTAAGCGTCCGGACATCGCGCCAGCGCGGCACGTCCGGCCAGTGCTTTTCCAGCACCTTCGTCGGGTAGTCGGCAAACTCACACTGCCCGACGGTCGTAAATCCGGCCCACTCGGCAGCCAGATCAAGCCCGCCGATCCCGGAAAACAGGCTCAGATGCGTCAGCATTTTGTTTCCTTCGCCGTCGGCGTCAGCTTCGCCAGCATGATCTGCCCCAGATCCGCAACGTACACCAGCCGCCCGCGGCTGTACACCATCAACTTCTCGCCCTGGATCTCCATCCGGTCGGCCTCGATGTTCGTGATATCCTGGCAGGCGTCACATACAAACCTCATACTAGTGCCCCCGGCCGGGTGTCCGGCGTGTAGTGGAGCTTGGTCGCGCGGGCGTTCTGATGGTACTCCGGGCGGGTGAATTTATAGCCCCAGTGTTTGGCTGCAGTGAAAAGGGCCGCATAGCCGTCCTCGGCGCGGACGGTTAGTTTCTGGTCTCCATATGTAACGGAAAAGTGGTTCTGGCCGGTGTATCCGGCCTGGGCGATCACGGCGGGGCGCCGCGGCGCCCGCTCGCCGGGGTAGTCGATGCTATTTCGCAATGTGTTTGCGCCTCCTTATCTGGTTGTCGGCATGGACCATCTGCTTTCCCGCTGCAAGGTCGGGCTGCAGGCTGTCCCTGTCGCAGTGGTTTACATCATAAATATAATTCCGGATACTCTCGTAGAGCGTCCAGGTGCAGCACCCGGCGTGGCATGTGCCGCTTCTGTCCGGGCAGTTCCGCCCGCATGGCGGCGGGATGGGCCGCATGCGCGGCGCAAAATAATTCACTCCGCTTCCTCCTGTACGTGCTGCATCCAGGCTGCGAGCTTCGCGTATTTGTCCTGCCTGGCAACCGTGTCGGCGACGCACTGCGCGTTGACGCGGTCCATGCTGTTCAGGCACTCGGCGTCCTCCTGCTCGCATTCTGACGCCAAGCCCAACGCATCGATCAGGCTGGCCAGCTGATCCGGCCGGAGCTCGACCGTGATCTTCGCGTCCATCACAGGATCCCGTAGGTCGTCAGGCCCAGCGCGATCGCGCCGGTCGCGACGCAGGCGTCGTTCATCTCTGCGTACCCGGCGATCACCGCCAGCACAAAGGCCGCGCCGCCCAGCCACACGCAGCAGGTTTTTGCCACCCGCCGCATGGCCTCCCGGTACCGCAGCTCCTCCAGCAGCCGCTCCTGCCGCTCCCTGGTCTCTTCCTCCGACTCATACCCGAGCCGCTCCGCAAGGTTGGTTCTCATAGTGCTTCTCCTTATCTTCTTCCGTCCAATTTGTTGACACGTCTCTATTCCCCTCTTATAATGATCGTGTCAATATGAGGGGAGGTGAACATATGACGAGGTCTGAAATTGCGCTTCAGCTCGCGCTTGCCGCGATCGAAAAGGGCAATCTGATCATTACTGATTCGAGCAATGAATCTCTCGGCGACCAGATTGCTGTGCTTTTCAACCGCATCTATCGCGGGCTCGACGCTCATTGCGGCTCTGATTCCTAAAACTGCCGCAGCTCATGCAGCAGCGCAGTCAGGACCGTGATTGCGTTGCACGTTTCTGCCTTTCCGGCAGGCGATCCGCCGTTCTGGGCCAGCAGCTGCAACTGCTGTTCCAGTGCGGCGATCGTTTTTTTCTTGAGCTCATCCACCCAGCGCACCCCCTTCCAGATCCAGAATCTTCTCGATCGCAGCCTTGACCTGCTTGCCCATCCGGGCTCCATTCAGGATCTTGCTGAGATACGTCTTGTCGCAGGGGATCCCTGTCCCCTCAACCTGCGCGGCCAGCCAGTCCTGCGTCTTGTCCAGATCGATCAGCCGCTTGCGCACGGTCTTCCCGAAATTTGTCATGCTGTCTCCTTCTTCGCTTCCTGCATCCGCCTGACGAGCCGCGCCAGACGGGCGTTTTGCGTCACGAGCTTCTGCGCGTCCAGGTCCAGCCCCTTTCGCTTGAGTCCGTTAATGATCTGCGCCGCCTGGCACTCACACACCATCGCCGCTTCGATCAGATCATGCAGCTCCTGCGCATCCAGCGTCAGGGTGTAGGTCTTGACGTTTGCCATAATATCGACTCCTATGTACGCGCCTTGCGGCGCGTTTAATTGCTGGCCGCGGGCAGACGCCCTTCGGCTGCGGCCCGCTCGATGATCTGCCACGCCACGCGGCGGGCAGCCTGCCGGTTGGCCTCCTTCTGCTCCGGCGTCAGGCGACGCAGGTAGTTGTCGGCGATATACGCCGTGCAGTTTTGGAAATGATACTCGGCCACGATGTGCGGCTCTTCGTCCGCGATCGGGTCATACGGTTTTCGCATGGTTCAGCCTCCTTCCGGCGTTAGTTTTTCCAGGTTTTACAGCTTTACGCTTTTTGCTCTTGTCCGACCCCAGCCCGCGTGGTAAGATGTTGGCGGGTGGTGTTTTTATGACTGATAAACAACTTAAGATTTGCGCCGCTGTCGTTCGCAAGCACAGGCTCGGCGACATTCTCGACGAAACCGGCTGTGGCAACTATCTGGTGCTCCAGGATGCTATGCCCGTTGGGGCGCTCAGATTCAATGACGATGCGTGCAACGACGATACCCTTGTGACGCTGGCCGACTTCGCGCAGGAGGAATACGACAAGCACGTGCGGGACACTTCTCGGTATCGGCTCTCCATTATCCTCTCGGCGTTGGCCCTCTTGATTTCCTTCGCCGCGCTGCTCTTTTCGTCCAGCTCTCTTTTCGGCTGGCCGTTTACGCCCGCGTAAAGGCGATGATGGCGACGGCCAGCGTCAGCAGCGATACGATCATCGACGCGATCCCGATCACCAGCTGGACGGTTGCCCGACGCTTGCGCGTCCGTTCCCGGTCGCGCGCTTCTTCTTGCGCCCATCTGGTGAGCTTTTCTTCCTGCGTTTCCACGGCTCACGCCTCCTTCCGCTCGTCTTTCTTGCTCTCCATGAGCTTTGCGCACGCGGCCATACCCTGCAGATACATCAGCGCACCCTCTCGCAGTTCAGGCTTCAGCTTGTTCATCTCGGCCGCAATGGTCTCGACCTGGTTTTTCTGTTCTTCCGACATTGATCTCACCTCGTCTCACATGTTATCTAACTTGTGAGTATAGCGTAACACCATAGTTAGGCTTTGTCAATATGTTTTTTCGTTTTTCCGCAAATTTTTATTGACACAGTTAGATTATAGCTGTATGATATCAGTATGGAGGTGATCCTGTGAATGAACGCATACGTCAGCTTCGGAACTCTTTGAAGCTTTCTCAAGCTGAATTTGGCGCAAAAATTGGCCTATCACAAAATTATATATGGATGATTGAGAAGGGTGAGCGCACGCCCAGTGACCGCACCGTCTCGGATATTTGCCGGGAATTCGGCGTATCGCTCGCATGGCTGGAGGATGGCGTCGGCGAAATGTATGTGCAGCGGAGCATGAACGAGGAGCTTGGCCTTATGGTCTCTACTCTCATGGGCGAGGCTGACGAGTCTTTCCGCAAGCGCTTCATTTCCGCTATGATGGAGCTGCCGTCGGAGTTCTGGCCAGAATTCGAGAAATTCCTGAAAAAAATCACCGGAAGCAATTAAAATGCTTCCGGCGTTCTTTTTTTATATTGATATTTCAATTCTTATAATCCCACGCATAAAACGCAGTATGATCTTCAGCTGCTCCGGCGTTGCCCGCTCGAGCAGGCTTTCAATCTCCGCTATGAGGTGTTGTTTCGTATTTTTCATTTCATCTCCCCCATTTCTCCACAAAAAGACCGTTCATTTTTTGTTCACTTTTCCGGTTGTTCTTTCTTCTGCGGTGGCTTACAATATTTGTAGATTCCTTTTCCTGACTCGCATGATTATATTAGAACATACGTTCGTTAATTACAATTATGAGAGTCTACAAAAAATTACATATAATTTTGTGAGGGGTAGCTATGGATGTCAATAAGCGTCTCCCCAATGCATGGACGGAGGTCTGGGATTTTCAGCTAGCCGGTTCCTCTTTTAAGGCCTCGGATGGCTCATACCGACAGACCTCACTCCGGAGAGCATTCAAGAAACAAGAGGATCTCGAGCCCGTTCTCGTTGAGCTTGAGCGATATGAGTATGATGGAGCTCCTGCGTATCGTGTCTATTTTGATGATCGTGAAGTTGGCAACATCCCAAAAGATGTTGCAGCTGAGCTTTCTCGGATGGAGGATAGCGGATACACTGTCTTCGGCGATGACTGCGAAGTCTACGGGGGCCCTGACGACGATTTCCCAGACAAGAAATTTGGTGCTCGCGTGTATGTCAGACTGCGTCGCAAAATTACGGAATCCGAACGGCAAGATGAGCTGTCAAGGCTTGCACGTAAAGCTGCAGAAACGACTTCTGATTCTGGTTTCCCACGTGCCGACAGCACCGGAGGCAATGAGTCCCACGCTCCAGAGCCCTCGGAAAAACGCCCCCGCAAAAAATCAAAATGGAAAACGGTTTTGATCGTAATCGGCATCATCTGGCTCGTCGCCGTTATCCCGCAGATCATCAATGCAGCCATCGGTGCCCGTGACTTTAAAAACTCACCGCCAGAGATGCAGGCTTCCGCGCAGGCCGTGTCTGAGCGCCTTGCTTCTGATGATTCTACTGTTTCCTCCGCCCCTGTGCAGGAGCCAGAGCCCGCTCCCATGGAGGAAACGTTTATTCCGCCTGACCCCATCACCTACACCGGCAGCGGCGACGACTACTTCGATATTTCCCCGTTTGACTCGCTTTACTATTTCCGAATCACCGGCAATACCGAAGCTCGTCATTTCTCCGTGACTGGCTACGATGCATCCGGAAATTATACGGAGCTTTTTGCGAACACAACGGATTACTATGACGGCTATGTCCTTGACCCCGAGCAGGATACGCGGACGCTCGAAGTTGATGCGGAAGGCCCGTGGACCATTGAGATTGTTTCCCTTTACACGGCCCCAGTTCTTCCGGTCGGCGAGACATACAGCGGCATTGATGACGCGGTTTTGCTCCTGCCGTCTGACTGTCGGTCTGCAATCATCAACGGAAATACGATGTCCCGCTATTTTTCGGTCATTACCTACGGCAGCGGGTCTGATCTCCTTGTCAACACGGTTGACCCCTACAGCGGCACTGTCCGCATTGACCCAGGTGCCACCGTCATGACCGTTCACGCCGTCGGCGGCTGGTCCATCTCGCTGCAATGATCTGAGGTTCGCCCGCGCCGCTGGCCGAACAACGGCGCGGGCTTTTGCTTGCGCAGGCGACCGGGAGCCGTCTGTAACTTTAGGATAGCCTGTCCACGGTAGTCTTGTAAAGATATGGCAGTTGCTTTTTGCAGTCAGACGTCTTGCTTTTTTGGGGGAATGACATGTTTTGAATGAAAAATTATCTGATTTGTGCCGTGAGCAGAAGCAGACGATCACTCCGCACAAAACAAATCAGGACGTCGCCGAAAATACCGACCTTTCCGTCGGCACCGTCTCCCAGTTCTTTCGCGGCGACATCAAAAATCCGTCTGTTTACACGGTCGGCCCGATCTGCCGGGAGATGGGCGTTTCTATGGATGAGTATTTCGGCATCCCGCATGATGAGCCTGCCGAGCCTTCCGAGCCTCCCGATGCTGAAAAACTCCGCGCCGAGAACGCGGCGCTTCGTGTGCAGCTTGCTCAGCATCAGAAGTCCCTGCACATGCACCGACTTGTGACGCTCATCCTCTTGGGCATTCTTTCGCTGTGTGCCCTCGCGCTTGTGGCCGACGTACTCAGCCCATCGATCGGCTGGTTCCGCGCATAAATCAAACCGCCCCGGCCCAGCGCCGGAGCGGTATCCGTATAACCTTTTGCCCTTGTGGTGAGAATCTGCTTATGAAATTTACATCTACCTGGAAAATCGCCGACCCGCTCGCGCAGTACATCATTTACCTGCGCAAGTCCCGGAAGGACATGGAGGCCGAAGCTCTCGGCCAGACCGACACGCTCAAACGGCACCGGGCCGCGCTTTTGTCGCTGTCCGAAAGCCGCGAGCTGAACGTCGTGGAGATCTGCGAGGAAGTCGTGACCGGCGACTCCATTGCCGTCCGGCCGGAGGTGCAGAAGGTCCTGCAGCTCGTCGAGACCGGGAACTATGCGGGCGTCATCGTCATGGAAGTCGAGCGTCTGGCGCGCGGCGACACCATCGACCAGGGCATTATTGCCCAGACCTTTAAATACTCCGACACCCGCATCATCACGCCGAACAAGACCTACGACCCGAACAACGAGATGGACGAGGAATACTTTGAGTTCGGCCTCTTTATGTCCCGGCGCGAGTACAACACCATCAAGCGCCGCCTGTCCCGCGGCAAGGAGGCGTCTCTGCGCGAGGGCAAATGGATCTCCGGCAAGACGCCCTTCGGCTGGTTGCGCGAGAAGCTGCCGAACGACAAGGGCTATAAACTCGTCCCGCACCCGGAGCAGGCCCCCGTCCTGCAGCAGATCTACAACTGGTACACCGGCGAGGGCTGCGCGCGCATCGGCGCGAAGGCGATCTCCACGCGGCTGAACAGCCTCGGCGTCCCGACCAACTCCGGCAGCCTCTGGCGCGCGGACTCTGTGCTGGATATCCTGCGCAATCCGGCAAATGCGGGCTGGATCAAATCCGGTGGCCGACCGGAGACGAAGCGCATTGTCGACGGCGCTGTCGTCGTCAGTCGCCCCCGCACCCGGCAGGAGGATCTGAAGCTTTATAAAGGGCTGCACGACGGCCTGATCTCGCAGGAGCAGTACGACAAAGCCGTCGCTTTGAGCTATTCCAGCGCCAGCCCGCGCGGCAAGGGCGCATGGGGTACCGTGACGAGCCTCGCCGGGCTCGTCCGCTGCGACCAGTGCGGCCGCGTGATGGTGCGCCGTCCGTCGTCCGGCAACCGCCGCGATACGCTGCTTTGTCCCTCCTACGGCTGCACGACCGTCAGCGCGTGGTATGATGATGTGGAGGACGCCGTGCTGGATGCTCTGCGTGGCTGGCTGCGTGAGCTGGAGCTCGGTGAGGCCGCTGCGCCAGATGACACGCCCATGCGCACCGCGCTCGAGTCCTCGATCGCCGCCGACCGCAAGCAGCTTGCCAAACTGGAGGCGCAGGAGGCCCGCGCGTATGAGCTGGTCGAGACCGGCGTCTATACGCCGGAGATCTTTCTGCAGCGCTCGCAGGCGCTCGCCGCTGACAAGCAGGTCATCGTCGACCGCATCGAGGCTAGCCAGACCACGATCCATGAGCTGGCCCGTGCCAGACAGGCCCGCGCCCGTCTGGCCCCCGCCGTCCGCCGCGTCCTCGAGACCTACCCGCTCGCCGCATCCCCGCAGGAGAAAAACGCCCTCCTGAAAACTGTCCTGCAGAAGGTCCTCTACCATAAACAGACCAAATCCTACACCAAATCCGGGAGCGACATGCACGTCACCCTCTACCCCCTCGCGGATTGAACATTATACATTTATTCGGTACGCATGAATGCGACCCGACCGTCGACCAGTGCACCGACTGCCTGTCCTTCGTCAAGAAGTAAATTTCCCGCACCCCGCGCCGCGGCAACCGCCGC